CACAGGTGAAAAATTATCTTAGCGAACATTTGAATTTCGACCAGGCCAAGATTGTATTGGAGAGCGAAGGCGAAGGCGATAAAAAGTCGCTGTATTTGAACGGTATTTGCATTCAAGGCGATATCCGCAATCAAAATCAGCGAATTTATTCTTCTCAAGAAATTGGCAGGGCTGTCAAAACGCTCAACGAACAGATCAATGGTGGATATTCAGTTTGCGGAGAATTAGATCACCCGCAGGATTTAAAAATCAATCTAGATCGTGTTTCACACATGATCACTAAGATGTGGATGGACGGTCCTAACGGCTACGGAAAACTTAAAATCATCCCGACTCCAATGGGTCAATTAGTGACCACAATGTTGCAGTCGGGAGTTAAGTTGGGTGTATCAAGCAGAGGCTCAGGCGAAGTAGACGGCAGTGGTAATGTTCAAGGATTTGAAATTATCACCGTTGATATTGTAGCACAACCTTCCGCCCCGGGAGCTTACCCAACTCCAGTTTATGAACACTTGATGAATAATACAGGTGGATATCAGGCATTTAGAATAGCACAAGAAGTTCAAGGCGACCCAAAGGCACAGAAATACCTAGCAGAGAATCTGGTGAAGATCATCAGAGGTCTCAAATAACTAAGTAGGAGAATCACATGCTAGACATCGTAAAACAATTGTTTGAGAACAATGTGATTTCCGAAGAAATCAAATCGGAAATTGAATCCGCTTGGCAAAGCAGAATTCAAGAAAACCGTGATCAAGTTACCGCAACACTTCGTGAAGAGTTCGCACAAAAGTACGAACATGATAAAACCGCAATGGTTGAAGCTGTAGAAGCAATGCTAACAGACCGCTTACAAGCAGAGTTAGTTGAGCTAGCAGAAGACCGCCAAGGACTTATCGAAGCAAAAGCTCGTTACACAGAAAAGATGACACAAGATGCTAAAGCCTTAGAATCTTTTGTACTTTCCAATCTACGTAAAGAATTATCTGAACTACACGAAGACCGTAAAGCGGTTGCAGGCAATGTTGCCATGATCGAATCTTTTATTGTGGACGCACTAGCGAAAGAAATCGCAGAATTCCACGCTGATAAGAAAGACCTAGCTGAAACTAAAGTACGTTTAATCCGTGACAGCAAAGCTAAGTTTGAAGCAGTTAAGAAAGATTTCATCACACGTTCAGCTAAAATTATCGAAGAAACGGTCTCCAAAGGACTACGTTCTGAAATGACTCAGCTACGTGAAGACATTGAAGCTGCTCGTAAAAATGACTTTGGTCGCAGAATTTTTGAAAGCTTCGCAAGCGAATACGCTGCAAGTCATCTTAATGAGAAATCAGAGACTGCTAAACTTCTAAAAGCATTTGCTGAAAAAGAGCAAGAACTTCAAGAAGCAGCAAAGATTGTTGCAGAGTCACAAAAATTAGTAGAAAGTCGTGAAGCAGAATTACGCATCGCAAGAGACATGGCAACTCGCAAAGACGTTATGAGCGAATTGTTAGGGCCATTAGGCGGCGACAAGCGTGTAGTAATGAAAGAATTACTAGAATCTGTTCAGACTGAAAAACTACGCAGTGCTTATGACAAGTATCTACCATCAGTAATGAATGGTGGCACACCGGCAAAGAAAGCACTTACAGAAGGCAAAGAAATCACAGGCGATAAGCAGGCACACACTATCAGCGGAGAGGAAAAAACCGCTGAAATATTTGACATCCGCAGGCTTGCGGGACTTAAAGTTTAAGGAGAACTATAATGTCACAACTACTCGAGTCACGCTGGTCGGAAACCAAAGAGGCACTATTAGAAGGTCTTCAAGGTAACAAGCGTTCAGTAATGGCATCCACTCTAGAAAATACCCGTAAGTATTTGGCAGAGTCTGCTACAGCTGGTGCTACTTCCGCCGGTAACGTTGCAACACTAAATCGCGTCATTCTACCAGTAATTAGACGTGTTATGCCGACCGTTATTGCTAACGAGTTGGTAGGCGTACAGCCTATGACTGGCCCAGTTGGTCAGATCCACACATTGAGAGTTCGTTATGCTGATACATTCAGCGGCTCTACAGGTGGTTCTACTACTGCTGGCGAAGAGGCACTAAGCCCATTCAAGATTGCTGAAGGCTATTCTGGTGTTACACCAGGTAAGCCAGCTGCTACTGCTGCGCTAGAAGGCGTTGCTGGTAACAAACTAAGCATTCAAATCTTGAAACAAACCGTCGAAGCTAAGACACGTAAGTTGTCTGCTCGCTGGACGTTTGAAGCTGCACAAGATGCACAAGCCCAACAAGGTATTGACATCGAAGCAGAAATCATGGCTGCTCTTGCACAAGAGATCACAGCTGAAATCGATCAAGAAGTTCTACGTAGCTTGGCTACATTGGCTTCTGGTGCAAGCAACACCGTAGCATACGACCAGGCAGCAGTGTCCGGTACAGCTACATTCGTTGGTGACGAGCACGCCGCTTTGGCAGTTGCTATTAACCGCGTTGCTAACACAATCGCTCAACGCACACGTCGTGGTGCTGGTAACTGGGCAGTTGTTTCCCCAACAGCATTAACAATTCTACAAAGTGCTACAACTTCTGCATTCGCAAGAACAACAGAAGGTACATTCGAAGCACCAACTAACACAAAGATGGTTGGTACATTGAACAGCGCAATGAAGATCTATGTTAATACTTACGCTGGTGACAACACCGTCCTAGTAGGTTACAAAGGTACTTCTGAGTCTGACGCAGCAGCATTCTATTGCCCATACATTCCATTGATGAGCAGTGGTGTTGTTCTAGACCCAGCAACTTTCGAACCAGTCGTATCATTCATGACACGTTATGGTTATGTTGAGTTGACAAACACAGCATCATCTCTTGGTAATGCTGCGGACTACCTAGGTCAAGTAACTATTGCTAACGCATCGTTCACCTAATCAAAGGTATAAACATTTTTATGTTTCAAAAAGGCTCTTCGGAGCCTTTTTGTTTGACTTAAATATCTCATGCAGATACAAAGCGACAGCGATTTTAAAGAACTACGTCAACAATTTGTTACTTGGCGTAAACGATTCCCTATGTTTGCACACGATGTACAGCGCATTGAAAAAATGATAGACGAACACATACAAACCCACAGCAAAATTATGGTACAATATCGACAGACTAAAAATAAAAGCTACCTAGAAAAAGCACAATTAGAAATAGACGCTATAAACAAAATTGTAGAAACCGTTGAAAAAATTGAGTTAATGGCTATGCTGAGCCGTTGATAAATAAAGTGTCTAGTAAACATTTATGGGGTAACCCGCCTCGTAGACCTAGAACGTCAAAACATTAAGGAGAAACAAATGGGACGTCCAGTAAAAAGAGATGTAAACGGTGTATTAGTTTTTGGTGACTATACGCTTACAGCAGTAGGTATTCGCGGAGAAGCATATTTTGGCGGCAGTTTAAGAACTGACGTATTTCTTGTAAAACAAAAAGGTTCTCGTAGATACCTATGCCAAGATAAATCAGACAGCACAACAGCAGTTTGCAAATTAGTTAGCGGCGTTCCAGCAGCTAACGGAGAAGCAAAACTAACAGGCAGAGTTGTTTCTGGCGGGGCAGTTGTACAAATTGCAAAACTACAAAAAAGAACAGCCATTGATTGGAGCGGTAATCGCTATAAGTGGTCATTAGCTGACGATTCATCATCTGACGATATTCTTTTAGTAGCAATTTAATTTAGGAAGTTGATATGGGACAATTTTTACAGGTTAACGGTGATTACAATATAAAGACCAAAGAAACTGGTACGATCACCCTTGACACTGGCGCAGGTGTTGGTCAAGTTAGAGTTACCGGTAACTTAATAGTTGACGGTGATACATTAACCGTATCTGCTGAAAACTTAAATGTCCAAGATAATATCATCACACTAAACTATGGTGAAACTGGTGCCGGAGTAACACTAAGATATTCCGGCATCGAAATTGCCAGAGGTACAGAACCTAATGTCAGTTTAACTTATGACGAGTTAGATGATGCATGGAGTTTAAAAACAGGTTCGGGATACTTTCCTAGTCGGTTAAGGCTTGGAGAAATTTTAACAGATTCTGATCAGGATGACGGAAATTTGTTATTGATAGGTTCGGGTGCAGGTGTAGTCCATGTTGATGGGACATTAAATTATGCATCCAATGTTATAGCATTTGGTGATAATGCCATTCCTAATAAGAAATACGTTGACGATGCTATTCAAACTAATCCAACATTTCAAATTTTAAGAAGCGATACTCGTGTATCTGCTTTTGATTTAGATAATCCGATTGATTCCGGATTATTTCCAATTGGGCCTTATTACGTTCAACCTAGCGAAA